CGCGGTGCAGGCTGGCATGTCGCCCGAGCAGATTCAGGACATCGTGATGGGCACCATTGCCGCAGCGATGGACACTGGCGATCTGGTTGCAGGCGCACCGCAGATGCCTGAGATGCCGATGCAGCCCGAGATGCCACCTGAAGGGATGATGTAATGAGTTGCGCTGAATTTGTTGGTGAGTTGTTCTTGGCGCGGGATGTGGCCCATTCCGTCCACCTCAACACCCGTTCCTACTCAAAACACAAGGCGCTGCGGCACTTCTACAAGGACGTTCTGGAAGCTGCCGACAAGTTTGCCGAGGCATACCAAGGCCGTCATGGTCTAATTGGCCCTATCTCGCTCAAGTCAGCCCGCAAGGACGGTGCAATCCTGCCGTTCTTGGAGGATTCGCTGGCCTACATCGAGGAAAACCGATACAAAGTCTGCGGCAAGACCGACACCACCTTGCAGAACATCATTGACGAGATCATTGCTGTCTACCTGTCGGCGCTCTATAAACTGAGGTTCTTGGCATGACAACACCCACCGCATCCCTCAGCTACTTTGGCCGCACCGAGCCGTTTGACCTTCAGGTGGCTCGCGGCCTGATCGGCGGGCACACCGTGGTGACCGTGTTTGGCTACAACCCCGATGTGGACACCACTGAGGAGTCGATCTGGCCCGATGGCAGCACAGTTCCTCACCCCACAGTGGCCTCGGTGCTCAGTATCGTGTCCACAGACGCTGCCGATGACTCCGCTGGCACGGGCGCACGTACCGTGTACATCGAGGGTTTGAATGGCAACTACGAGGTCATCCACGAAACGGTAACTCTGGACGGTACGACCCCAGTGTCCACCGTGGGCACGTATCTGTACGTCAACCAGTTCTACGTGGTGACAGCCGGGTCTGGTGGTGTGAACGCAGGCGAGATCACGGCCAAGGTCAGCACAACCATGTACGACCTGATTGCCGTTGGCTACAACCAGCGCACAACTGGTCACTACTGCGTCCCGGCTGGCTACACCGGCTACATGACCGAGGGTGTTATCACCACGGGTCAAGCATCTGGGTCTACCTCAGTCACAGCGTTCTTGAAGCAACACGGTCCTGATGGTATCCTTCGCGTAGGTGCAGTTTCGACGTTGAATAACGGCTCTGTGCAGTACGACTTTTCCCCTCCGTACCGCATCCCCGAGAAAAATTGTGTTGGTGCGTCAGTCATTGGTTCTGCTGCCAACAACTCGGCCAGTTCGTTTTTCAACATCATCCTCATCCAAAATTCACCGGGCTATTGAGTACAATACCCACAAGGAGCCATTATGGAACTTCTCAACCCTCTCGCCAAAGCCAACTTCCCGGCTCAAACTGCCGCTTTTACCGGCACCGCAGCCAACACAACCGGCTGGCCCGCTGGCCCCGAAGGTGTTGTGGTTTGGTCCACAGAACCTTGCTACGTTGAAGTTGGTGAAGGTGCCGTGGCGACAACCGCCAGCACCCCGATCCCCGCATTCACACCGATCCCGTTCAAAATCCCCACCGGCACCTCTGGCCTGTGGCGAGTGAGCGCCATCCAGATTTCCTCTGGTGGCACGGTGTACTGCAAACCGATGAACACAAAATGAGCTTTCTTGCTGTTCGCAACGCTGTTGGCATTGGACTGGGTGGCATTATTTCGCTGTTCGGCGGTCGCGGCAGCGAACAGGCTCAGAGCAACCTTTTAGCTGAAGACGGCGACAACCTCGTGCAAGAGGACGGCGGTCTTATCCTTTTGGAGTAACACATGCCCGCTGTATCACTTTCAATCTTTGGCGGCGTTGGCGCTCAGTTTTTTGACAACAGCGGTAATGTACTGACTGGTGGCAAGATTTACTCCTACGAGGCTGGCACAACAACGCCGCTGGCTACGTACACGTCAAGCACTGGCAACACGGCCCACACAAACCCGATTATTTTGGATGCTGCTGGGCGTGTGCCCGGTGGTGAAATCTGGAACGCGCTGCAACTGTACAAGTTTGTCCTGAAAACCAGCGCAGATGTGACAATTGCCACATATGACAACGTGGGCAGCAGCTTCAACGCTACCACGATCATTGCCAATTTTACGGGTAACGGTTCAACAGTTGCATTTACATTGGCAAGTGCACCAAATGGTGAAAACGCCACCAATGTGTACATCAACGGTGTGTATCAGCAGAAGAACACGTACAGTGTTGCTGGCGCTGTTCTCACATTCTCAGAAGCACCTCCAGTTACTTCATCAATTGAAGTCAACTACGTCTAAGGAACAATCATGGCCGATACCAAAATCTCAGCATTACCCGCATCTACGACCCCGCTTGCGGGCACCGAGGTATTGCCGATTGTTCAAAGCGGTGTAACCAAACAAGTCAGTGTTGCAGACCTAACGGCTGGCCGGGCAATAAGCGCCACGCAGGTTACGGTTTCTACCGGCAGTGTTGTAATTGGCACCTCGGGTCAAGGTATCGATTTTTCTGCCACACCAAGTACAGGTACAAGCGAGTTGCTGGCCGACTATGAAGAAGGCACTTGGACTCCAGTTGCATCATCCACAACGGGCACAATTACAAGCTACACCGTGGTAGATGCTACATACACAAAGATTGGACGACAGGTGACTGCTGTGGCAAGCGTCACCATCACCAACGCAGGTACAGGTGCTGGAACTTTGGTTTTTGCTGGACTGCCGTTTACAAACGGCTCGCAGAATGCCACAGGTACAGGTCGTGAGAACGGCGTAACCGGCAGTCAACTGCAATCCCGAATCAATTCTTCAGACACCTCCATCAACATTGTGAACTATGCAAACGCAACGTGTATTGCAACCAATGCACAGGTTCGCGTCACAATTGCTTATTTTGTCTAAGGATTGAAAATGGCTTTGACAAAAGTTTCTTATTCGATGATCGCAGGGCAGTATGTTAATGCCTTGGATTTTGGCGCTGACCCAACGGGAGCAACAGACAGTTACGAAGCACTGCAAGACGCAGTTGACGCCGCTCAGGGTAGAGTGGTTTACGTCCCAGCGGGAACATATTTGGTCAGCGACACGCTGGCCTACAACGCTGCGGCCACTTTTGGTTTTACCAGTCCCGGCATCAAGATCGTTGGCGATGGTATGACCAAGACTTTTTTCGATCATCGCGCCGAAAACAAACCTTTGATTGACATCGACAGCGGAACGCACGGCGGCTCGTATACGGCATCAATGGGCGCAGAGTTGCGCGATTTTGCAATCATTAACACGGAAGCAACCGCAGGTGCGACAGGTGTTCGTGTGCTTAACGCATACGAGGTGAAGATCGACCATCTTTACATCAAGGAAATGACGCAGGATGGTATAGAACTGAAAAACGGTCTTTACACTGACGATGGTTGGAACATGATCAGCATCACGCAGTGCTGGATTGATTCGTGTGCTCGTTGGGGTATTAAAGCAGACGGCTCGGCAACTCGTAACGAAGGCTCATACACCTACTTGCGTGAAGTGTTTTTCCAAACAAATGGAACCGCCAGCGCAGACGCCATTCCACCATCGGGCGGCATGATTTGGAAAGGCCAGATCATGACGATGGAGCAGTGCGCTTTTGCGAACGGCAACGAAAACGTGGGCTTGTTCATCAAAGGTGAATCCGGGGCTGGTCAGACAGTTGACCTTCGCAGCACCACATTTGAAAACTGCAAAAAACGTGGTTTGTATGTGACCGGCCTGCAAGTATTCAATGGCGTGAACCTTCAGTTTTACAACAACAATGACTACACAGCGACAACCCAATGCGAATTTGACGGGTCATCGTATGTCATTCGTCAGGTGCAGATCAGCAATGTGACGGTTCGCGCCACAGATGGAAACAATCCTTGCACGGCCTTCAAACTTAGCGGTAGTAACGTCGATTTTAATTCTTGCCGTGTTCGCAACGTCAACTGGGAAAACTTTGACTACGCTGGTCAAGTTCGCTTTGACGGTTGGCAGTTCGATCAAGTTCAAAATTGTGGCGCAATAGTGGTCGCCAGTTCTGCTGAGGTGTATTTCAAACCTAGTGCCAGAAATCCATTCGGTAAAACTGTACCTTTACGTTTGGTTGGTCCACAAAATCAAACGGGTGTTGGCGTTGCCTCAACAACTGGCGAGTGGATTGCCCACCAAATAACAACCAGTGGATTGTTTTTGAACATAACTAGCGTTGTTGCCAACACCAGATACTATGTTTATTTGTACGACAACGCTGGAACAGCAGCACTGGCATACTCAACAACCGATTGGATTGTTGGTGACTTTGGGTATCCTGTGAAATCTGATAATCAGGCTTGGTTGTATGTCGGAAGTTTTGAAGCTGGCGCGACCAACGGAACCGCAAAGACGACCGCTGGAGGATGGTTAAACCCCAGCCTTGTACCGAATACACAAGTTGGGGCTGGTCGTTATATGTGGTTTGATGGCTCTAATGTGTTGCGCAGCAACGCCTCGTTGCCAGTAAACGACACTGACGGCGCAGCAGTCTAAAAACCGTGCCAGTGCGGAACACTGGAAACCTTAATGCCTGACAGGATGGTCAGGTTGGAAACAAGGAAAATATCATGGCTCTCGAAAAAGTTACCTCCGTTGACCTCATTGAAGTCATCGCAAACGGTTGTGTTCAAGTGCGAACACAAACCGCCATCATGGAAGACGGCACCCAGATCAGTGGTCAGTTCCATCGCCACGTAGTCGCTCCCGGCGCTGATTACAGCCAAGAAGATGCCAAAGTTCAGGCAATCTGTGCGGCAATCCATACGCCTGCCGTGATTGCTGCCTATGCAGCTTCCCAGACCGCATAATTGCACACTCTTGACAAGCGCCTTCTTAGCGCATAATCTGAGAACTGTACCGGCCCAGTAGACCGGGAACTCACATGAGTTACAAATGACTGATGAAGTCCAAAACCTAGCGGAAGTAGACTCCGCGCCAGCACCCGAAGTGACGGCCACATCGGACAATGCACAAAATCTGCCGGAAGTCGCTGACCAGAGTAACGAGACACCCGAGGAGAAGAAATTCTCTCAAGCTGAACTTGATTCGATGATCGGCAAGCGCCTCGCAAGAGAACAGCGCAAATGGGAACGTGAGCAGCAAGCCAAACAAGCAGAGATGCAAGTGCGGCAATCGGTGCCCAAGGAACTCCCGCCTGTGGATCAATTTGAGTCCCCTGAAGCCTATGCGGAAGCACTGGCAGTCAAGCGGGCTGAGGAGATGCTCCACCAGCGTGAACTCCAAAAGCAAAAAGCAGCGATTGAGGACAGCTACGCAGAACGTGAAGAAGAAGTTCGGAACAAGTACGACGACTTTGAACAAGTCGCCTACAACCCGAATCTCCGAGTCACCGATGTGATGGCCGAGACAATCAAAAGCTCCGAGATTGGACCTGATCTGGCCTACTGGCTGGGCAGTAACCCCAAAGAAGCTGATCGTATTTCTCGTCTGTCGCCGCTATTGCAAGCGCGAGAAATCGGAAAGATTGAGGCTAAGATAACTGCCGAGCCTTTCCAAAAGAAAACTTCGTCCGCACCTGAACCCATTCGTCCAGTGACCGCACGAGCAGTAAACCCCGGTGTCACTGACACCACCGATCCTCGGTCTGTGAAGACCATGAGCACATCGGACTGGATTGCTGCCGAGCGTCAACGACAAATGGACAAGGCACGGGCACTTCGCAACCGCTAATTTAGGAAATCATCATGAGTAACTCGCTCTTAACCATTGACATGATCACCCGCAAGTCTCTCGAAATTCTCGAGAACAACTTGGTGATCACCCGCAACGTGAACCGCCAGTACGACGACAGCTTCGCTGTTGAAGGTGCCAAGATCGGTTCCACACTGCGTATCCGTTTGCCCGACCGCGCTTTGGTCACTGACGGTGCCGCCCTGCAAGTTCAGGACGACAACGAACAGTACACCACTCTGACTGTCTCCAGCCAGAAGCACATCGGCATCAACTTCACATCCGCTGAATTGACCATGCAGTTGGACGACTTCGCAGAGCGTGTCTTGAAGCCACGTATCAGCCAGTTGGCCTCCAC